TTTAGATAAAAGTGAGAGATCCAAGATGCAGAAGATGAAGAAGGACTACATCATAACACAGTTACAACAGAATGTATTTGATGTGGGTGTAGGCATTAATGAGGGAACGTTCAATCTTGACTTTAGAAATCCAGTCAAGGAACTCTACTTTGTGATTCAAAGACAAGGTACTAGGGGTAATGGTGTATCACATGGTAACTTCGTGACACCATTTGATTACGATAATACGGCTCTCACAGCTGACAACAAGCGCATTCTTTACGAGAACCTCAATTATCTCACTCTAAAGTTTGATGGTCAGGACATTATTACAGAAGAAACTGGCAATGTTCTTATGTTGAAAGCTGTCCAGGCGGCGATACATCACTCCAAGACACAACTCATTAGGAGATTCTATTCTTATAGCTTTGCTTTACAACCAGAGGAGGCTTATCCTACAGGGCAGGTGAATATGAGTAACGTAAAAGAGCAAATACTTCACCTAAGTCTAACATCGTGTCCAGATTTTGCCAGACAAATTCGGGTATACGCAGTAAATCACAATATTCTTCGTGTTGGTGAGGGAATTGCGCAATCTCTTTTTACTCTTAAATACTAAAGATGAATATGCAAAGTGGTTTTGGTGATGCTGGAGACAGAATGGCTGAACAGTACATTGAAACAATGACTAACATTCTTCTCCCTGTTTTTGAAAAGGGTACCCTACTCGCAGCCGAATATTGCAAGGCTTGTGGGAGAGACACGTTACTCTCAGAAGACATGGAATATGCGATGAAATACTGTGCTATGAACGCAGTCGGGGAGACTGTTGGATCTATGTTTCCAGATTTATACGAAGACGGAGATGACTCCGAGGATGAGGATATGGAGGTTGTAGACTCAAACGAGTGTCCCACATTTGAAAGATACAATGGGTCTGACCCCAAGTTCATTCTAGTAAATGAAGCTTACGATCGTTGGGATTCGTGGATGCCACAAAATCCGACAGAACAGATGTTAAAAAATGCTATTAATAGTAATGAGCCAATGGGAGCCTGAAGGTTGGAACTTTGATGATTCTGGAGTAAAACTTCATGTTTATGGCGATAACGATTCAGAAAGCAGCTCTAGCGGAGATATATCAGGGGACGATCAACTCTTTGCGAATTCAAAAAACGCCAAAAAGACTAAATATAAAAAAATTGAAAAAGAAGAATTATTACCAGAATAAATAATTTTCCTAACCTATAGTATACTACTTACAATGAAGGCGGCTATGCAAACTGTCACCCTTGTTACCCAGGAGCTGGAGACCCAGTCTCTCAATGCGATTGTTGCCGGTTTCTCTTTCGCGGCGGCGATGTCCTGGATGGATGTCGTCCGTTTCATCATTAACCAGGTCATCAAGGTACCCAAGAATGGTGGTACCCAGTACGCGCTCACTGCGGTGCTTACTACCCTCCTCTCCATCGCGGTCTACATGATGATCTCCACTGTGTCTACTCGCGTATCCAAGCCTGCTCAGCCCGTCTATGCCATTACCCGCTAAGTGGGTGGTGGAACGGGTGGGGCTTTAGATCCCCCTTTCATAAGAAACATCAATACAATACCGAAAAAGGCAATAATGCCTATGTAAATATAGACTTCCTGGTTGTACAGAATCTCGCTTCCCAGATTCTTTACTTTCTCCTTTTTCTTCTCCTTTTCTTTTTTCGCAAACTTATCCAATGGAACTTTGGTTAGACCCTCAAGCTTGTCTGTGGAACACTTAATCTCGAACTTTAGAACATGTTCAGTGTTACCAACTTCATATGTTGTGAGAACGCCGTTATTCATGTACAAAAATTCAATTCCTATATCTTTGATAACCTTCTGTGGTCCTGAGTGAAATCGGTGTACGAGGGGATCATCAGAACCGTTAAATGTTATACTGGTTGTACCATCGAGAAGGATATGACCAGTGTAATGTGGTGTACCCACATACACAGATTGATTGAGTTCATCTGAACCAGAAGACAGTCTCAAAATTAAGGAATTGGGTGAAGGTGATTGAGGTGTAGGGATGCGTGCAGACATAAGTCGTATCTCTTCGACGTGATATATAGGATTTTCTAACGCAATGACGTAGTTATTAGAGTTTGGGTATACACTCGAATCACGCTGACTACTATCTATGCTTAGGGTATGGACCTTCATTAAAATATAGGCACAATATTTTAATGAGTGTTTTCAACAGTTTGATACAAATATCTAACGATAGAGGGCATGTGAAAGAGGGTTGTTTTGTAACTGCTTGGCGGCGAGACCAAGATTCTTGGAGTTGGGATTTTCATTACCCTTGTAAGGGTTGAACTGATGGAACGTCTTGCTCTGGTACTGCTGGGTCCATCCACCGTCAGCCGCATTCATGCGTCCATCAATGCGCGAGGTGTCACTGCGAACCGCGGTAAGTTTACCACCTTGCTTGAGGGCGCTCTCACGAACATTCATACGACCAGCGTTGCCCATCCTGTTTGGCTTGCCTCTACGATCTTCTGGGCGGAAACCATACTTGGCGAGTTCCTCATTGGTCTTAGCACTGACCCGGCTCGCAGCACCAGTGGCGTAAGCACCATGGAAACTGTGAATACCTGGGGCTGGTTGGTTGTTGTACATGTACTGCTCATCGTTGCGATCAGCCTTGAACCTCGTGGGATCTTGGGCGAGCGTCTGAGCCGAAACCATACGCTTAGCACCATTGTACCCTAAGCCATCATTGCGCATACCAGTTTCGGAACGGTTGGTGGTTCTCTTAGTTCTCTCATGTTCATTACGAGGAACGACACCAGTCATGCCCTGAGCACGACCAGCCATAGTAGGTAACCTAGAGGGTAAGTAAGAGGTTGTCTCGGGTTTGTTATGAGTAAGTTGACCAACCTTCGCAGAGCGACCACCGGTAATATCCGCAGCTGGACCAGAACGTCCTGGTAAAGTTGTAAGACGGTACTCACCAACATTGATAGGATTGACCCTAAACATCTGTTGATACCCACCAACAGCCGGCACATTGGCGTCAACACCTAGACCGGGGCCGACCAGTTGCTTCTCTACTGGAGAAAGGTTATTCATGCGCCCCTGATCGAACATACGACCACGCATGTCAAGTAATTCTTGTCCACCACTTCGTTGCTGACGACCAATATCCGCGAAACTTGCCATCTCCTTCTTGGATGGGACTTCTACTCGGGAAACAAAATCATTCTCTTTGAATGTAGGAGGAAGAGCGGGACCAGCCCCACTATCATTTGCTAATGTGATATTTGCCTCTGGACTATAGTTTTCAGTCTTGGACTTACTTAAAGTCCTTCCAGCGTAAACGAGACCAGCTACGGCTAAAACCGAAATAGGATCAGCCATTCTTATTTCTTACTGACATTTTTATTAACGTATCTTTTCTGGAAAAGACCATTTTGAAGATCGGCGCGGGTGCTGGCGGGTTCATATTTGATGGTGCGGAGAGGGACCTTGCACTCCATGTTGGACAGAGGGAAAAGATTGCGCTCATACGTCTGAACGATGTGCTTGTTGAAACGAGAAGTAGATTGAGGTCTAAGTTCGTCACTCGTATCGATGTATTTCGCTGGGGCACCCTTACCAGCCATATAAGGTGCGGTACCATACAACATAGTGTTGGGACGGGATCCGTAATTTAATTGACTGGGCTGAGGGTAAACGAAAACTTCATCGGTAGCTTTAACGGGTGGGACAGCACCCTTGTTCTCAATAATAGAAAGACCTGGTTGAAGCTGGTACGCCATTTATTATTACACAAGAATATTAATCTAACTATACGTTCCGCCACCGCCCCTCACACGACCACCACCTCTGAGACCTCTCACATCCCCATCAGAACCGATACCAGCGAAAGCTTCTAATTGAACACCCCTCGCATCGGGGTTGCAAAATTTGGAATCACTCTTACACATGGGAGCATTCTTGGGACCATACAACCACTCAGCAAACTTGGTCTGATCGCCTGGAATTTTTGACACTGGTGCGGTAACAAACTGACGCTCAAAAGCATTACGCTTGTACATGGGTAAAGTGGAACGAGAACGTCCAGAATCAAACGACACCTGATCACCACTGAATTTTTTAATTAAAGGTTGGGCTGTGGCATAATAGCAGGCTTCCAGACGATTTGGGGCATCTGTGTAATCTGTCATGAGCACGTTACCGAGGGGATTCTCCTTGGTGGGCTTCTGACATACATCCGCTTTGTCTGTGGAACCATATGGCTCCTTGACAAGTTTCGCCTTGTACATCACATAAATGATAGATAACATCGTTGCGCCTAGAACGAATATACGAGGATCCCGACGAATCACGAATAAAACACACATGGTGTAAATAATAAATCGTGACGCCGAATTGATCCTATCCTCTGGTGTTTGTTTGCTGTTAGGCCAGAACTCTAGAATTTTTTTATTACTGACAAGTTGTTGAGGATCTTCGAACCAAACTTTCATTTAATATAGATGAGGTTTATTTTTTGGGGAGACGGCGAGTACCATTCTTTTTAGGAGCACCCAAATCCATATCTCCCATACCAGCCATCATACCAGACATAGAACCCATCATCTTCATGAGTGCATCCTGATTAATATCACCACCGTCACCTGACGCCATCTTATCAGCCACATCCTTGGCCATAGCCTCAATGGCGGTGAGGGTATCCTCGGGGACAGATTGGATGGTGGTTCCTAGAATGTACAAAGTTTGGAGATACTGCCAAACAGCATCCTTGGTACCATCATTCATACGCTTCCATAGATTGATGATATCTATTTCATTCAAAAAGTCAATATCCTTGGAATGAATGAGAATGAAATCCTCATTCTTGGCAGATACACTATCCGCATGGGGTTTAACACTATCCATGAACCCATTGACTAGGAGACGAGGACTTGTACTCTTAAGAAGGTCGAACGAGGTTAACATCTTCTTAATGCTTTTTTCATCTGGAAAAGTCTTGTGCAATTCCACAAGAAATTGCCCCATCATGTCATTAAACGCAGTGACGGACGCCATTTTCTTAATAGTACGGTGTAATCTTTAAGTTAGAAAGGATCGTTAGAAATAACCTCTTTTTGACCAAGACCATTCACCACAATTACGTATACGAGAATTGCTACGAGTACGGCTGGTTTGGTGTATTGATTCATTTCTAACTTACCTTCATTATTCAAATATGCTTTGAGGTGAATATAACCCGCCGTCGTAGCACCGGCAATTAGGCCAGCATATACTGGGTCACGTAAATAGTCGGAGAGTTCCATTTAATTATAACCAACTTTTTTTGTACGGTAGTCTGGTGCGTCGCCAAATAATACATCATCTTCCTGCTGAGGTTGTGCTTGTGGCTGTGGCTGTGGTTCTGGTTCTGGTTCTTCCATTGGATCGGGTGATTGAACACCTGGCACAGTCTTGAATTCATTATCAAACTCACCTGGCTCCTCCATTTCGGGATTCCCCACTGGCTGCATTTCCTGGAGTTCCTCTGGGGAACCACCTTCGGGTTCTGGTTCTGGTTCTCCTTCCCCATCAAAGACGTCAGGATCCTCTGTATCTTGAACATCCCCATCTAGATCTATGTCTCTAGACTCTTGGGACATGTACGTCTGTAAAATCTGTTGAACCGGGATTAACTCCTTCACAGAGTTTTCAATAGCTATGCAGAAACGAGTAGTTAACTTCTCATCTCGGTGGTAGATGCTCTGATCTTCATGGAAAACGTAGGGATCACGGTAGAGATCTTTGGCGATGTTATTGTAGCAGGTTTGAATGAAAACCTCATTTGTTGGTAGCTTTAGGGAGATCTTCTTGTTGTCAGCCTTAAGGCGGACCGCAGAGAGAATCTTTGTACAGGCAACAAAGACAGCCGCTAAAAGATCACTAAACCAAGCGCATCGGTTTGCGATGTTATCCGAATGTTGTTTAGACATAGCGTTAGACCAGTTTGGAACCTCTTGGAGTAACTTCTGAAACATCATGAGATGCTTCTTCCCCTTGGAGAGAGTATGAGCCTCCGCATACATATCATTGAAAACGTCAATCATAGGTGGACACATAATAATGCACATTTGCCCGAGATATTCCTTCTTCGCCTCGACGAGCACATTCAAATTGTCCATTTATGATTAAGTAGGTTTAAAAATCAAATTTTACTACGCACTTCTCCTGTACTTGTTGGCCATCTTCTTAAGATTCATGAGATCTGGAAAGGCCACCTCTTCTTCATCTTCTTCACGTTCTTTCTTCCGCTTTGGTACTGACCAAGAGACATAAATGTCATATTCACTTATAAGTTGTACAGTGAAGCCACCAAGTTGAAATTGTCTAACAACATAGCGAGCGGCGGCTCCTCTGTCAAACACTGGATATCCTATTAAAATTACTGGAACAGTCAAGAATACCTGTTTATGACCAAGTTCTACACATTGTTTAATCTTCGATGAAAATTGTTCGTAAATTTTCGTATAGATCTCTTTCCGTATTCTTTTTCTCTTATCATCAATTTGTATTATGTCATTGATGTTGATCATTACAATTAGCTCAATTTATTTTTTATCAAATCTAACTCACCAACATTAGGGACTGCACTTTCCTTAACGAGCTTGTAATCGATAAACTCTTTACCCATAGAACCCTTGGTGTACACCTTTACTTTGTCGGGTGCCTGATCACTGAGGGGTTGAGAACGAAGAGAAATCAACTTAAGTTTTCCGTTGCTGATGCTAAAGGTTGAGATGACAGCGAAACCAAAGGAGAAACCATCGTTGCGAACCACCATGAAAGTGGCTTCATAGAGTTGATCAGTCGTGCCCTCATACACCTTAACGGACTGAGTCTCGATTATGTAAGTTGAGAATCCAAGGCGTTTGTTGATCTCCTTGTTTGTTTGAAGAACCAATTTCTCCATGGTGTCGTGGTCAACTTTACCCTCAACCTGAGAGTAACCGGAGAGATCTGGTCTGGGGTCGTTAAGCTTGACATAATCAACGGGCTTCTTGTACCCTGAGAATCCAAAGGTCTCTGTGAAATTTTCACGCCTGATCATAGTCAGGACGAGTAACATAAGTAAAACACCGATGACGATCTTGAATGAATCCATCTTTACTATAATGCGTTAATTTTTTTTTACAAAATACCCCATATAGTAGTAGATGTCGCTGTTGATATATAGCCCGAGGTGTAAACACTCTATGGATATCGTCAAGTATATCAATGGTAATCAACAATTGAAACAATTAATACATTACCATAACGTGAACACACAGGGTATACCTCCCCAGTATAAGACTAAAATAAACCGCGTACCGACCATGCTCACCAAGAATGGAAAGATCCTAGTTGGTGGCGAAATAAAAAACTGGCTTGACTCCCTTTTACCCAAAAAGGATATTGAACATGCTGGATTTGGTGGTGGTGTATCTTCAATGTCAACAATAGATGGAAATGATAGAGATCCGAACATGTTTTATCTAGACAACTACGGTCAGTCTCTTCAGCCAGCTATGACAAAGGAACTAGAGGATAAAATCAGTAGAGATGTCAATAAAGGAGAAGTTTATACAGATTTAAAGATGTAACGCGTTTTTTGAATAGTCATGAAATTAGTTTCTATACAGGCTTCGGCCTTTAAGTCTACTTTTGAAGTTTTAAAGGATATTCTCAACGACGTGAATATCTATTTCCGTCCACAAGGGATGTACATAGTTACCCTAGATACAGCGAGAACCTCTCTCATTGATCTGTTTCTAGCTGCTGATAACTTTGAGGAGTATCACTGTGATCAGGAAGAGATAATCGCTGGTATCAACATTTCCAACACCTTCAAACTCATGAAAACGATAACCAACAATGATGTCATCAAACTTGAGATTAATTCAAAGGAATATATGGATATTGAGATTACGAGTGAATCCAAGAAGACGAGTACTAAATTTCAACTCAAACTCTTAGATATTAACGAAAATAGTATAGAAGTTCCTGATGTTATGATGTCTACTATCACAACTCTACCCTCCGCCGATTTCCAAAGACTTTGTCGTGACATGTCCAACCTTGGTTCGGAAATTGAGATCAAGAGGGATGGTAAACTTCTTCACCTTTCATGCATGGGGGATTTCGCAAACCAGGAAACCTCAATTGAGTGTCCCGATGATAGTCCTAAAATTTCGGGCTTATACAGTCTAAAATACTTGAATATCTTTACAAAGGCGACGAGTATGTGTGCGTCTGTGCAAATTATACAAGAAACGGGTAATAGATTCCTAATCTTGAAATATAATGTCGCTAATTTGGGAGAGCTTAAATTTTACCTAGCTACTAAGGTAGCCGAAGATCCGTAGTAAATCCAACTGTTGTTTGGATCACCTTTTTCATACCTATTCCATTCATTAAAATGATTCTCGGTAATTCATCCTTTAGGTATTCGGGTTCATAATATAAAAAATCAATCAGTGAAACCTTTTGTCCATGGAAGTCGTTCCTAGGACCAGCGTACCGTTTCACCTTTTCAGTAATGTTTCTAATTGGCTTGTCATCATGGTCAACTATCCAAGCACTACTCAAAGGGATATTAAATGTCATACCAGATTGTTCTTCTTCACCTGGTGTAAAGTTGATGTCATTGGATACAACGCTGTATATCTTACCGTTGAAATAATACTTAATTCGTAGAATGATGTGCTCAACGTTTTGGGGTATCGTTGTATTTCTAAAATCTTCGCCTGTGACATCTACGTAGAAGTTATCCAATATACCATCCCAATCCTTACTTTCCTTTTCCCAAAACTCATCCTCCACTAAATACTTCATATCAGTGTTTACTGTATATTCAATTTCTTCTGACACGATACTGTAATCATTTGGAGTAACAAGTTTTTTATAAAAGAAGTAAAGGTTACTTAAAAGTTTGACCAACATCCTTATATAAGAATGGAAGGTAATTTTTTAAGTAGATATAACAACAAGATAGAAGAGTGGACTGAGCTTATTAAGAACGATCCAGTGAATAAATCTAATTATGAAAGAGAAATGTCTGATTACATGATAAAGTGTATGCCCTTTATTGAAAGGCATATGACTGGTGAGACGGAAACGACACATACAGACAATGTCTTTAACCTGAAAGAGACTGTTGGTCTAGCTAGAAAAGATATTTTCACTGATTATCTAGTTGAAGTGGAGAATAAGAATATATCTAGACCAGTGGAGAGAACGGTTGAGATGTGTTCACACTGTGAATACAGTAATATCATTCTCGTTCAAAGTACAAGTGATTTGATATGTGATGGTTGTGGTAGAGTTGTTGCAGCCCATATAAACGAAGAACTTACATATCGTGAAGAGCAAGAGACATCCGAGAAGATCGTAAACTATTCATACAAGAGAGAGAATCACTTTAATGAGTGGCTATCACAATTCCAAGCACAAGAAACGACCACTATACCACCCGAAGTTATGGAACAACTTAGATCAGAACTCAAGAAGATGAAAATCAAGAATCTAGAGGATATTACCCATGCGAAAATTAGGGGGCTTCTCAAGAAGCTTCGTCTCAATAAATACTATGAACATGTACCATACATCACAAATATTTTGAATGGAATCAAACCTCCAAATATGCCCTCAGAGTTGGAGGAGTGCCTACGTTTAATGTTCAAGGATATTCAACGACCTTTTGACGACAATTGCCCAACTGAACGCAAAAACTTTTTGAGTTACTCATATGTACTCTACAAGTTCTGTGAACTTCTCTCCGAGGATGATTACTTACAGTACTTCCCCCTCCTCAAATCAAAAGAGAAACTGTACCAACAAGACGTCATATGGAAGAAGATCTGTCATGACCTCAAATGGGAATTTATTCCTACAGTATAGTAGATGGCAGTGATTTTTATGCTAAGTACCAATGGGTATCTCAGTCAACATGGATACGTAGATGTCAAGAAAAAGACCAAACTTTCTAGACATCGTGCGTTGATGCGGGTTTTCCGTTCAGGTGAATCACCATTACGTTTATTTCGAAGACTTCATGCACTCGTGATTCTTTTCAAAAACAAGGATCCGAAACTTTCCAAAATTTTCAAAGAGGACAGGAATTGGGTTAAGAAAAAGTTGATGTAGAAAAAGATCTTTATCTTCTAAAAAAGATTTTTCGAAAAAAAAATATTGAAATATATTAATGTGGTTACTCCTAGGATTAGCACTTTTGATGAACACTCTTGTTGGAAGATTCATATCTAGGGTAAGGGGTGAGGGTTTTGGTGGAAAAATTAGAGATGTTGGATTTGATGTGTTACCTGACCTTACCAAGTATGAATTCCTTCATGATGTGACGTTGATTGTACCACTTGTTCTTTTGGTTCTTAATTGGAACAGGATTAACCAAAATGGGTACATATCCTTCTTGACAGCTATGTATTTCATGAGGGCTCTCTCAAATATGGTGACCCAATTCCCTCGTGCAAAGTCTAAACCGTGTAATGAGGGTAGCCCACTTTCCAACTGTAACGATTACATGTTCTCTGGGCACACCACCTTCAACATAGTCACTTCGTACTTCTTGAAGAATGGTATGTTCCCCATTTACCCCATACTTTCATCCCTCACAACAATTTCTACGAGGGCACACTATAGTGTTGATGTTCTTATGGCTTGGATTATCTTTTTCGCACTTAAGTCCAGGATTAAAGGATAAATTACAAACATAAACAATGACATCCAACGACGAACAACTCCTATTCGCACTTTATGAATTTGAAAATGCGCGTCCACGTATACTTTCTTATCTAGAGCGTACATACGAAGATCCAGCGGTTCAGCACTGTGTAGATCAAGCTAAACATCATCTAAAATTGGTGCACGAACTGTTGGAAGGAGCTGTGTTAAATCCGCAGACACATTACGATGATGCTCGTACATTTTATCAAACGCTTTGGAAAGTTCTCCCTCTGATGACTTTACTTCAATCTTTCGAACCTCAACCTCCCGACCCGGTTGAAGAGGGAAGTTCACCAGATACGCTGTCTTCAAACCAGTCAAGTCAAGATATTTTTGAGCCTGTAACTCCATCCCATCAGTCAGAGCCCTAATAGCTTTTAGTTCTACTATTGTAGTGTCATCTATGATAATATCAGCTCTCAATTGTCCAACTACATGACCCCTAAACCTGACCAATATATGTCTCTCAGATTCATATGGAACTCTTTTCTCCCTTAGATACACTTCAGCAGCATTGTGATATACTCTCTCACTGTAACCAGGTCCCAGTTCAGAATATATCTCCTTCATCATATCTTCTATATTTATAGACGTCATCTATAAAGAAATGTTTAATTTTCTCTATATATGTTAAGATGTCTCAGAGCAACAACAACAAGTTGGAGAAGATGAAAGCCAACTTACGTAATGTAAGTCGTAAAGCTGCGTTGAATACCGGGCGCTTCAAATTGGAGCGAGCGTTGAAGAGGTTGAAAAATACCCCCATCACGTCCGAGCGTCACCAGACAGCCGCCAAGAAAATTCAAAAGGCTTGGAAAGAACTCAACAAGTCTAAGATTCCAAAATACAAGGAAGAAAAGACTAAGAGATTGGCGAACGAAGCTAATCAATTACTGAAAAATATCGCAGCAATCAATCTTAACAATATTACAACGCGGATGAATAAACTCAATATGACGAACAAAAATAACAATGGAAATGTCATCATGGGTAATGCGGCACCCGTCCGTAAGAAGAAGCGTAAAAGTGCTAACAGCAACAGCAATAGCAACAATAACCAAACACGAGCTTACAGGAAGAGACAAGTCAATCTACCCAATATAAACATTGGTGGTGGAGGTATGGGGTGTGGATATGCGGGTATTCCACGGTATATGCAAAGAGCACAAGAAAGATTTGACAACGCGAATGTAGTTTCAGCCTTCCTAGACTACACCATTGCCACCGATCAACATGGTATATTGAAGAATATATCCAAAATATTGAACAGACGTGGCGCGGCAAACACATCTTCTAGAATTTCCGTGGGTAAGCAAGTTCACTTCTTCATGGTTGGTATACGGGATGTGGACAAGGCACACGCAATTAGTGTCTTAGTTGATCCCGGTGTTCATACGAATGAATTTAGGATGTGGGTATTTGACCCCCATGGTCAAGCTTCTAGGGGTTCCATTTGGGGTACTACTATGCGTCAAAAAGTAGTACCAATCATTAAAGATTTATGGGGTTCAAACTTCACGGTTAGATATTACAATGGTCCCAACTTACAAGCGGATAACAACCGGGGTGTCTGCACAACCTTCTACGTTACTTTCATGGACTACATTCGAGCTCTCATAGCTGGAGAAAACATCAATGGAATAACTCGTTTTGCGGCACAGGACTCTACCGCCAGAAGAAAATACTTCTTAAATTTCCCCCCCGAAATTAAGAGTTTAGTTGTAGTTAAAAACAAAACGCGATAAAGTCTCAGTGTATAATAGGTAGTGTCAATGAAATTTAGACTCATGCGCCCAAATATGGCGATAAGAAAAAAGAGAATAAAACTCTCTCGTGAAGTCGTTCACGATTTGAAAGAAGTGAGTAAGTTATCTTCTGTCAAACAATGGGAATTTGCGGGTAATATTGAGTACAAAAATTTCAAGTTTAGTAAACCAACTATTGTTACATCAAAAAAACGGAACCGCGTCGAAGGTCCTGAAATTGATAGAGTTTGGTATTCTGAAATGTCATTTCACACACATCCCGGTATTGGTCACCATGACGGAACTGTATGTCAAAATACACCGGTATTCGCAACCCTTCCTAGTAACGCAGATTTTGACGCATATATCAAAGGGTTTCCCGAAATGCAAGTCAATATAATTTGTGATTCACACGGATATTACGTTATCAATATCCTTAAATCGGCGTACATGAGAGCATCGCCTTTACCTGAGGCTGTACACGAATATATGAGAAAGGTACGCAGTAAACCATTCATGCGTATTTGTGTATTTTCAGATAATGGAATTGAATATTTTCAAACCACTGTAAAAAATTGGAAAAGAGAAATTAACGAGTACACCGACCCAGAAATGATGAAACTTTTTGGAGTATCAATTCGTTATTATGGATATGACGATGATCCCCCAATTGTTACTGTCTATCGGGATATAGACGTAGTATAGCATCTTCTAATTCATCCACTTCATACCAAGCCCAATGACATTCGGATGAGTCCTTGTCAATCTTACAAATTTCCTGTGCTTCTTTTATCGCTTCAGTAAAACGGAAACGAAGTCTCAGATTCTCCCTAATTGGTCTCACTTCTACGATACTTGGTCTCTGATACATATTCTCAAGAACATTCCGTCGAGTCTTTGCTAGTTTAATCTTGTAAAGACTGTTTTCGGAGAAGGTGGCTACACATTTCATTTAATATATGAGGGTATTAAAGTTTTAAGTCCATATATAATTATAGGATGCCCTATAACGTTGAAGCTTGTAATTTCAAGTACCGGGTCTCTTCCCTTGAGAGAGTTGTAGATGGTGACACAATTGATGTAAATATTGATCTAGGTTTTGACGTATGCACAAAGCAGCGTGTTCGCCTTCTAGGGATTGACACACCAGAGTCCAGAACCCGTGACCCCGAAGAGAAGAAGTTCGGTCTTCTATCCAAGAAGAAGCTCAAGGAGTGGTGTCTAAAGGCTGTC